TAAGCAATACTCCTTAGCGTATTTCCACTTAGCTTGATTGACTGCCCAAGTGGTTACCTCAGTGATGTACTTCTTAGTCTTCCTTTTCTGTACCTTAGGTTCTGTTGTTTGATGTTTAGGTTTAACCTCAATCAACATAGTTCTAGTACTACCATCTGATCTTTTCACCTTAATTAGAAAATCTGGGAAGTATCTATGTCTTCTGTTATCCACAGGAGATATGTAAGGTACTATTATCTCCTCTGAACTCCATTCCAAAACATAAGGGTTCTCATCTAAATAAACCATGACTTTCCGTTCCCACAGAGAGCGGAATATAATATTTGTCGAATCACCCTTGTATTTCTCAGGGTTCTTTGGAATAAATCGACCTTTGTATGCCATATAAATATATATAACTAAATTTAGGACAAAGAATGTCAAATTTCGACGCTTTTCAACAGGCACGTTTCATCTTAGCTAATGCTAATCCAATAAATGATTTAGCAGCTAGGCTCCGTAAGGAAGAAGATGCAACTGGTCTGAGTCAATCCAAATACGATTTTAATTATCGAGTTTTCCCTGAAGACTTGTCGGCTGACTATCAGGGACACTATATGATTATTAATATCAACGTTCCTGTCAATACTCTTGGTGGTGTAAGACCTAGAGGTTTGTACATCAGCCCTAATCAAACAGGTTCTTTAGGTCAGAATTTTGGATCAGAACTTTTGCCTGATGAATTATCTAAGGTTGATGCTTTGAGATTCGCTGGAGCTGAGGGTAGATTTAATAATGCTGAAATTGTTGGCCGTGAAGAGACAATCTCTATTAAAAGAGGAACCAGAAGAATTGCTGAATCGATTGCTTTATTCATGCCTTCTCCTGTAATATTCAGTTCTGAAAATAAGTATGAAGAAATTTCTTTGACAGCTTTTGCCGGTCAGACTGGTAAACTAGGCGCAATCGCTACCGCAGCCGGTATTGTTGGCTTACTTACCAGAAGTAGACAAGCTGCAATTAACGTAGGTAGAGGTGTCAGAGGTGCTTTGAATGCAGCTGGTCAATCCGCTGAGTTTGCCAGACAGTCTGTTACTCTTGGCGGCGCACCTATTAATCCAAAGGTTGAAGTTCTTTTTGCCACCACACCTCAGAGACAGTTTGTCATGGAGTGGTTGTTGGCACCTAAGAACGAGAAAGAATCAGAAACTATCAAGAGAATTGTTCAAACACTCAGATTTCATGGTGCGCCCGAGTTGAGTTATATCGGCGCTGGAGGTCTTGGTGCGCCCTCTTTCATACCACCCGCAGAGTTTGATATTACCTTTTACAATAAGGGTGTTGAGAATACACATATGCCACGTATAAACACCTGCGTTCTAGAAAGAATTGAGGTACAATATGATCCAGCTGGTATTTACTCGACTTTCAGAAACGGTCACCCGGTCGGTGTCAGATTAAGTATGTCATTCAGAGAGACCGAGATTATTCACAAAAAGAGGATACTTCAGGGGTTTTAATGTATGTCTAAGTTTTTCAGTTTATTTCCTCTAAGAAGTTATTCTTTATCTGACGAAACGTACAAGGGATACGAACTAGTCACGGATATATTTCTGAGATTTGGTATCATCAAAAATGTGATAAACAATATCTCTGCATACTATGAATATACAATCACCGATAATGATAAGCCAGAAATATTAGCTGAGAAGGTATACGGATCACCAGAGGCATATTGGATTATTCTATACGCCAATGATATGATTGATCCACAATATGATTGGCCGCTGAACGGAAAAGACTTTGATAATTATATTATAGGTAAGTATGGTTCGATAGCCAATTCTAAAACTACAATACACCACTATGAGAAGGTTATAAGTAGAACAGAGAATATATCAGGTATAAAGTCTGAGTATCGATATACGGTAGACTATGAACCAAAGGCTAACAATAATATTCAAGTACCATATGATTATTACACAAATTTACCAGAGACACAATCTGTCGAAACAATTGAAATTGGCGGTAAGACGATTACACAAATAACCTCGCGCGAAGAGATAAGTAACTATGACTATGAATGGGGAAAAAATAATAACAAGAGATTTGTCAAAATTATTAAACCGGTATATTATGGTAGTATTATGAAAGAACTACAATTCATAACAGGCAACCAGACATCTTTCTATAGAGGTCTATAAAAATACATGGCGAACGAAAAAGATAATGATAAGAACGACGATGAGGCTGGTACGTATTTTGAGGTAACCGTAAATGGTATGCCTCTTAATACTATGGAAGAAGTCACCATCCGTGAGGTTATTCTTGGTGAAAGCCTTTTGACTCCCGGTCTACAAACATCTATCAAAGTACACAGTTATCTTAACACCGACTTCTCTAAAAACTTTGATAATTTTAAAGAGAAAGATGTGGATATACACATACAAAGAAAAATATTAGGTCAACCAGACTCTTCTAGAAGAGTATATGAACCTGATATGTATGTGAATCAGAAAATATATCGCCTAGATAATAGAAAGTTGATCAACAACCAGACGGAAGAGTTTACACTCAGAGCGTGTGATATTACACAATTAGATGATTTGGCTACACTGGTCAGTAAAACATGGAAATGTACGCCACCTTCTACCATTGTGGAATATGTTTTGAGAACATGTGCTGGTGCAAGATTTTTGGACATAGAATCTTCTAATTATCCTAGAGATTATTCAGCCGATAATATACACCCATTTCAGGTGGTAAATCAACAAGCAAACTATGCTATAGCCGGTTCAGATGATCCATCATTTTTACACTACATGACATATGGTCTGAGACGAGAAGCAATCCACCATTTTAGATCATTGAAATATCTTAGTTCACAAAATCCTGTGATAACATACTCTTATGACGAGACTTCAAACTCATATAAGAATGTTGATGGTATCATGACATATAGTTTTCCATGTGATTTCGATCTGATGTCGGATATTCTGAATGGTGTGGATTCGAATGGTGATGATATCAACTCAGCCATATTCTTTAACCCATGGATGAAATCTTTTAGTCTCATGGGTTCACAAATAACTGGGTGTGGTCTTGGTGCTGGTGTTATTAAAAGTGCCATCACCAATATGAATAGTGCCAAGGGGCAAGATATGTGTCCTGATTATGGCAATATATTCTTGCTTAAGAGACAAGCAAGAATGTCGGTTCTCAACAGAGATAAGATTGCATTGAGAATGACCGTACCATTTAACACCGTTCTTCATGCAGGTAAAGTTATTGAGGTCAATCTATATAATAAGACCAATTCCGGTCTTAATAATCTTTTGTATGGTAGTGGTAAATATTTAATCGTCAGCATGTTTCATCAGATATTAGAAGGTGGTCTAGCCACAACTACGATGGAATGTGTGTCTCAAACAGCCGGTCAAAAAGGAATAGTATGAGTTTACCTAAAAATTCATCGGCCTCTGGTTTATTATATGGTATTGTGGTTGGTGGTGATCAGAGTGATCCTGATCCAGATCAGGCTAATGGTCTTCGTGTATATTTTCCAACCATCCATGGTAAAGATGTTAATGTAAAACATCTGGCTTTTAGTCCGCGTATTTTAAGTCCAGACCGTGCAGCCATGCAGTCATTCTCAGGAGGTCTTGATCCTGGATCTATGGTAGTAGCCTATAAAGATACTGGTTCAACTCAATGTCAAATTTTAGGTCTTGCTTCTGATCTGAATAACTACGAAAACGGAATACCTGGTAATATAGGTCTATTACAAATTGCACCCCAACTTGCACAGTTTCTCAATAAGAGTACAGGTGTTTCTCAACCTCCAACTATTCAAGAAGCAACGGAAGGTGGTGCAAAAATATTCAAGATCATTGAAAAAGGCGACCATAATCATAATCTATTAAAAGGGTTGCCTACGCATGGTGCATTATTTCCTCTGAATGGTATACCTATCGATCCTATCAAGGGCATTTGTTACCCAATCAAGAGGCTCATTTCTATACAAAAAGTGGTATATTAATAGCTAAACTCGAAAATGATTGG